ACTATGAGGAAAAACTGTGTATAGCTCATTAAATATTTATAACCAACCTATAACACAGGCTGTATCGACAGTTGAATCACCAAATGCAGCATATCAAAGGATGGCACAGTTTTGGGATTTGATTACAGACTTGAAGGAAGGCACATATAAGATCAGGAGTGAGCATAGAAAATACTTACCACAAGAGGCACGTGAGACTGATGATTCATATGACGTTCGCTTGTCGAGATCAACTGTTGTTCCTTATCTGCAACGAATCGAGAAAATGTTGGCTGGTATGCTTACAAGAAAACCTGTAAGACTTGATGACGTTTCTGATTTAGTAAGAGAACAGCTATTTGATGTTGATTTAGAAGGAAATGATCTGAATGTCTGGTTATATGAAACAGCAAGAACAGCTATATCATTTGGTCATGTCGGGGTTTTGGTAGATGCACCAAAAGAAGGAGACAAGACCAGACCTTATTGGGTGACTTACAGTCCTAGAAATATTCTTGGGTGGAGAAGTGAGGTTATAGATGGTGCAAGACAGCTTACACAGTTAAGGTTGTTGGAGAATGTTGTAGAACCTGATGGGAAGTATGGAGAAAAGCAAGTTAAACAGATAAGAGTTTTAGAACGTGGTAGATATGAGATACACAGAAAAGATAAAAAGAATAGTGAATATAAATTATTTGATGAAGGTGAAATGAGCCTTAAGGATAAGATTCCGTTTGCTGTGGCATATTCCAACAGGGTAGGTTTTTATGAGTCACGCAGCCCTTTATATGACATAGCAGAGTTAAATCTTAAGCATTACCAGATTCAATCAGACTTGGATAATATCTTACACATTAGTTCTGTACCATTACTTGCAGTCTTTGGTTATCCAAACGCTGATGAGATTACAACAGGCCCAAGTGAAGCTTTAGCTTTACCACCAGAATCAAGGCTTGAATATGTAAGCCCCTCAGGAGATAGCTATGACAGCCAGTTTCAAAGGCTTGGTGATCTTAAAGAACAAATAAACACACTATCATTAGCTGCGGTACTTGGGCAGAAGTTAGTGGGAGAATCAGCAGAGGCAAAAAGGATAGATAGATCACAGAATGACAGCACCATGATGGTTATTGCCCAACAGATGCAAGATCTAATTGATAACTGCCTAAGATTTCATAGCGAATATTTAAATGAACCTAATGCTGGTAGCAGCTTTGTAA